TCCGTCTCCAGCCGCGTTTCCATTTCACCGGCAAACACCTCGGCTTCACCCGCAGCCCGCGTGATGAACGCGCTCTCTTTCGTCGCCTGTATCTGGTCCAGCACCCCGGCCAGTTCATTGGTGCTCTGCGCCGCCTGTCCCAAGGCCGCAGCAGCCCGCCCGGCCCCCGTCTCGCCCGGTGACACACGCTGCCCGCCTATCTGGGAAGGAACCCCGACAGACCGCTGAAAGGTGGGAATCTCGGCCATTTATCCGCCCAGTAAAGTCTGTTTCGGCTTCGTGATATTCGACTTGGCATCACCCAGCGCCGATTTGATCGCGTCCTTCGGGCTTCCCTTGCCAATGAACGTCTTCGGGTTGATCAGCGATTTCGGGTCCTTGATGACATTGAGAGGGTTCAGCGCCTTCAAAGGATTCTTGGGAAAGAAACACATCAGCTTGCTCCAAACTTTGCCGCGCCGCCGAGAAGGGTTGTCCCCGCGCTAAACGCCGCCGTCTTCAGCGCCCCCTTGCCGGAAGCCCGCGCGATATTGGCGTCACCCTTGAACCGTGCAGCGGAAACCCCGCCACCATAGGCCGAAGCGAGGATATCCAGTTCGTTCTCGGCCTGCGAACCCGCCGCCACGTCAAGCAGCGAGCCGGAGAACGTCCGTCCCGACTTTGCCCCAGCCACAACCTGCGAGGCCACCAGCGCCCTGTTTCGTTTGGTTATGTCGGCCTGCTGCAAAGCCGTGGCAGTGGCGGAAACTATCGCGTCCCGTTTTGCCAGTTTCTCGTTTGTCTTGCCCGCCTGTTTCTGTGCCTGTCCCGCCGCCAGCGCCGAACCGGCGGAGAGAAGAGAGCCAACCAACCCGATCTGAGCCGCTGTAATGCCGGTGCCCAATATGCCCGCGCTGGCCGCTACCGCTGAGCCTGCCACAGCGCCCGCCGTAGCAGCCGCAGCAGCGGCCCCAGCAGCGCCAGCCGCCACGCCAGCCCCTACCGCCACGGTGCCAGCCGTAGCCGCTCCAGCGGTGCCCGCAAGCGCCGCTCCGGCAGGTAAAAGCGCCAGAAGGGGTAAACACATCAGCCCGACCCTCTCACTTCCATGATCAGCCCAACCGGAATGAACGGTTCCGCTGTCGTATGCTCGATATAATACCGGCCATCATACCCCCAACCGTCCGGCCACTCTACACGAACATCGCCGGTTGACAAAGCAGCGAAGCCTTCCTCCATTCTCGAATAGGGCAGCGCATCGGCTCTTGACGTGGTGCCGCCAATGGTGCCGCCCGCGCTCTCGAACACCCGGAGCGTTGCCTCCGATATCCGCTTGCGCTTGCCCTGAGCGGTGCCGGAGGCAATCCCGGCTTCCACTCTCAGGCCTTGAACCTTGGCCGTGTATCCATAGCCGATCACCGCAGCAGTCGTGGCCGCTACCGTTACCTTGCCCGTGGCAGACACCACCGCGGTTCCCTTGTCGGTTCCCGAGAACACCCGCACCGTCTCGCCCCGCAGGTGCCACAGCCCGCTGATCGAGGTTGTCGATGCTCCGGCGAAAACCAGATGTGCGTCGAGCATGGTGGCGGAGGCCAGCGCGTTGCCGTCGATGTGTCCCGGCGTCATTCTCTCGATGTGCCGCTCCGTTCCGCCCGAAATCGTCCGGTTCGAAACTACCCACAGATCGTCGCCGTCAGTGCCGGGAATAACCGCGATATCCTCGACCGTCGAACTGGCAATCAGATGACGGTGCCACGCAAGCACCTCCTGATCCCGCTCATAGGTCATTGCCGCAAGCTGGCCGTCAGAACGATTGGCCCACATGATCGAATATGGGCTGGCCTGATAGGCAAACTTGATGACGCCGGAGCCGGTCACATGATCGGCAAGAATGGTAACGTCCCGCGCCAGATAGTTGTCGTTCTGGAAATTGTAGGCATGTTCCCGAACCCGTTTCGAGGCATTGACGCTATCGCCGTTCCGCTGGCCGAACATCACCACTTCGCCAATCCGGGCCGGGTAGAGATTGTCGGCCGTGCCATAGGTTGTCTGCCGCCGGATGTTGAAGTCCTTCGGGGTCAGCCCTTTTGTCGGCGTCTCGGCGCTGGCAACGTATTCGCCGGAAACGGTGCCTATGGAAAGGCTCCGCCCGCCGGAGAGCCACTGCACCGCGTCGACCTGTTCCGAGAGAATGGTGGCGGTCAGCCCCCGGTCGTCGTCGTCGCCGTCCTGGAAATCCAGAAATGAGCTGGTCATGCTCGCCCAGATCGCTTGAGGCTGCGAAACGCCGTTGGCAAACCACAGCCGTTCCTCGAACAGCGTCACATGGGCAGGCCAGCCGCGAAAAGTCGAAAACGCGCCCTCTTCCCATATGGCTGTTGTCTTCGATCCGATGACTTCAGCCGGAGCGTCGTTCTTTTCAATCGTCACCGTCATTATCGTGGTCGAGGTATAGGCCGTAACCCGGACAAACACCGAACCATCGTGGATATATTTCAGATCGGCGTAAGTGGCCAGAACGCCGTCCTTGAAATGCCTGACGGTTCCCCGCTCATGGGTGGGGAGTATCATCGACCCTTCCCAGTTGGTGGCTCCAAGGGCGTCCCCCGTCACAACATAGACGTTCCCGGCGTTCTCGTAGATTTTATCCACGTCGATCAGGCTTACGTTTGCGACAAGTTGCGACCAGCCGCCGCCCGCATCGGCGCCGTACAGCCGGAACAGCCCGCCAACCATGCCGGAGTCGAAAATGGCCGTGGAAGCCGTCATGGTTACCCCGGTAGCGCCTTGTGCATAAGTCCCGTAGCTTGTCGCGCTCCCGCCCGAGAGAACGAGGGTGGTCGCGCTGGTGTTGATATCGCGGAACGGGCCGTTGACAATCGACGCCACGGCAATCGTCCATGCCGTGTTTGAGGTTCTCTGAACAATCCGGGGCGCATAATCCGGGTGTGTCATATAAAGCGTGTCCGCCGACTGGGTGAAGTCCAGAGCCGCCAGATCGGCTGCGCCATAGGGAGACACAACCTCGACGATCTTCGCAACCGTGCCGCCGGAGGCATAGGCCGTGTAGGCGGTGCCATCAATGCCGGACAGTTCAATCGTGGTTCCCGAGGCGCTGGCAACGGTGAATTCCCGGTTGTTCAGTTCAACCATGCCAACAACGCCGGTCACCAGCACCCGGTCGCCGTTCGCCAGTGAATTAGTCGTGGTCAGCACTACCGGGTTTGCAGCCGTCGCGGCGGTAATGGCGGTTCCGGTGTTTGTCACCACGCCAGCCGAGGTGTAGATGCGGAAGTAGTCCGGGCCGAATTCCAGAACGTAAGCCTGCTTTGAATCGGAGGAAAACACGAACGGGATCAGCCGCACCGCCACGTTGCCCTTGGTGTTGCCCTGAAACGCCGTCCCGCCGCGTTTTCTCAAGCCGCCCCACGGCATCACATGGAAGTTCTCCAGCGTCTCGGCCCCGATGGCGTACTTGGCAAGGTCAACCCGCGCCAACAGCTTCTTGCTGAATTCGCCTCCGGCCCAGCTGCTTTGGATTATGTTCTGGAGCGGCATCAGTTAGCCCACAAATCCCAGTTGTTCCCGTCCCGGAAAGTCGAGCCCCGCGCATTGAGGAAGTCCTCGGAGAGGAACCCTCTCGGGGTGTTTTCCACCGCGTCGGAGTGCGCCGCAACCGCCAGCTTCCGGTTGTAGATGTCCCACATCTGCCCGGTCATGTTCGCGTTGTCCGTCAGTCTCGGGGCCAGTTGAGCCGCCAACCGGAAGGCCAGCAATTCGACAAACTGCGCCGGATAATTCGTGGTCGTGGTTTCCTGAAACACGTACTCCACCTCGACGTTCAGTTGCTGAACCGTGCCGCCGGAGGTATAGGCGCCGAACGCCGTTCCATCGGTGCCCTGAAGCTCAAACGTGGTCGACGTCGGGTTATCCGTCTGGAAAATCACCCCGTTGAGATTGGACATGCCGCCGACCGAGGCAAACAGCACCGAGGCGCTGTCCGGGAACAACTTGGCAAGCGTGATCACCACCGGGTTTGCCTGTGTGGCGCCGGTAATGGCAACGGCGGTGCCCGGCGCGGTATCGGAAAGCAGTTTCGCGCCTTCCTTCCGCCATTTGCTGCCGTCAGCGGTTCGGATGATCCGGATCATGTCGCTGGGCATGTCATAGGCATTGGAGAAGCCAAATACAGGCTCCGTCGTGTTCGGCTTCAGGGCCGCGCGCTTGATGGCGAAGTTCCAGTTTATCTCGCTCAGCAGCGCATCCCTCGCCATTGGGTAATGCAGCCCGGCGAGAACCTCCGTCGTGGTGGTTCCGCTCAGGGAAGTCACCAGTTGCGGCGAATGGCCCAGGTTGGAAAGGGCTATGTTGACGATGTCTTCCGGTGTGGCCATTTGCTCTCTCCACTATCTGAATGACGCCACAACCAGCGTTTTGCCGCTACTTGTATTGCTGAATGTCACTGTCTCCGTGGCGGCTGACCGCCCGGTCGGGAGCAGATCATACCCAACCGCGTGCCGGTGCTGAGTGGACGCGCCGCCGGTTGCAACATCTGCGCGCTCGGTAAGCGACGACCCCCATGTCGAGCTGTTGCCATCAATGGACGCAGCGGTCGCGCCGATAGTTATGCCCCCGGCCTGGCCAGAGACAGTAGCGTCGGACGCCAGTGACGTACCGGAGGCAATAGACGCCGAACTCGAACTCGTTGGCGTTATGGACTGCACGCCGTTCAGGATCAGGTAGGACAGCGCGAAGGAATTGGATGACTCGCTCGCGGTCACGACGATATCGACATCGCCCGTCTCTGCCGTCAGTTTGAGCGCGTAGATCGCAGCGGTGATGGTGTCGCTGCCCACGCTCATTCGAAGCTCGATAACCTCGGTAGCGGGGGTGCCGCCAACGGTAATCCCGGTGATCGTGGTGATAAGGCTGGCCTGATCTTCAAGTGTCGCCGCAATCAGAATCGTGCGATCCGCGCCTGAACCAACCGGCTTCGCTGTAAAGGTTGCTGTTACGCCAGCCGTGGAGATGATGTTTTCAAGGTTGCTGCTGGCAATGGAAATCGGCAGTGCTGTGCCACCAAACAAGGTCATGGGAAACGGGATCATGCGAATGCCTTCTGGATAGCACCGTACATGCTGGTTCCGTCGGAAACAAAGGTGATGATGTCAACCGAGTTGATCGCCGTCGAGAGAACCGGGGCAATACCGCCCGGCCACTTGTAGGCGGTGCCGTAGGCAAGGGTGCGGGTTCCGGTGCCGTCCTGCGTCACCCGCAGGATGTACGTCGCGCCAGCGTCCATATTCGTCGGGTTGTCCAGCGTCCGGTTGCCAGCGAGGGTCACGGCAGGGGTCTGCTTTGCCCGCGCATCCCATGCGATGTTCGCGCCATCCGTCAGGGTCGTTTCGGGAACGCGAACCCCACCAGCGAAGGTCACGGCGCCGGTAAAGGCCGCCCCGGTCAACGTTGCCTTGAGCGCGCCAAGCGCAGCCACAAAGGCCGTGTTCGCGAGTTGGGTGGTATTCGTGCCCGGACCCGCTGTGTCCGCCGCAGGAACGCCGGTGAATGTTGGTGAGGCAATGTTGGCCTTGAGCGCGTCAGCCACGTCCATCTGCTGCTTCGAGGCTGGATTGAGCCCGATTGTGCCATCGCCCGAAAGCACAATCGCCCCGGTCATGGTTCCGCCCGCCAGCGGCAGATCGGTAGACGCCGTGGCCGTGGCGTTGATAATCGTTCCCGGCCAGCCACTCGGCGTGTAGCTCGTATTCACCTGCCCGTTGAGCAGCCAGAAAACAGTCTTGGACCCGACATTGAGCGAGGCCGCAGTGACGATGAAATTCCCCTCGGGAACGTAGATAACCCCGCCCGCCGCATCCAGCTTGTCGATTGCCGTCTGGAATGCCGTGGTATCGTCGGCAACGCCATCGCCAACCGCACCCCAATGCTCGACGGAAACAAGCTCGTCCATGAGGAGCGGGAAGCCCCGGAAACTGCGTCTTGGCATTTCAAAGCCCCCTTCAGGTTGCGATGATTTTCCCGGTGCGAAGCTCCGCCAGCAAGGCGTTGAGCTTTACTAGCAGTTCCTTCAGTTCCAGATTCGCCGTCAGGATTGCCGCATTGACGGCGGTGTTCACCACAGCGTCGCTGTAGGTATTGCCACCCGACGTGCTGATGGCGATGTCAGCGATATTCTCCATGACACTGTTGGTAGTGCCGGTGAGCGTGCCGGTGATGTCGGCAACCGCAGCCCCGATATTCACATCGGGAACAACAACCGGAAACCCGACGAAAACATTGTCAGCCATTTCTATCTCCTGTGGAAGGGCGGGGCCTGTGGTAAAACAAGCCCCGCCCGGTTTCTCAGTCGATCACGTAGAACATGCTGCCCGCGATCTTGTCGTTCGTGGCCACCTGGGCGTTGTCCTGGGCAGTTGCCCGGATCACCACGCCATCCTTAGAGGTGAAGAGGTGCGTGCCACCAGTCAGCCGGATCGCCGGGAGAGTGGCCAGCGTGGCCCCCTCGCGGTAGCCAATGGTATCAACGTCGATGCCATCGGCCAGCCCGTCCGGGTCAGCGATAACGGCAACGCCGTCCTGCCCGGTGTAAGCATCCCAGCCAAGGTCCATCTTGGCGGTGGCAGTCGTCCAGTCCACATAGAGGGACGAGTGTGCCAGCAGGAGCCGAACCCGGCCCGCCGGAAGCTTGAACAACGCAACGGAACTGCCGGTATCGCCAGTCCCAACCTGTGTGTGGGTGAAGTACGCCATGCGCACGCGCCCGTGGATTTCCGCAGTCGAGAGATTGACCACGGGCACCGCCGTAACGTCAGTGTACTGCGCCGACTTCTGTGAAGTAATAGTCATTTCTCATTCCTTTCCGTTAGGCGCCAGGACCGGTGGCCGGGTCGCACAAGATGTAGCCGACCTTCTTCTCTTCCATGCGGGTTGCCCCGATAGTCATGGTAGCGAAAACCTGCGTGGCGTAGTTCTTGTCGTCCCGCTCGCTGACCCGGCCAGTGATGTCCTTGCCGATGCCGAGCAACATGCCCGACTTGGCCCAGAACAACACCTTGTCGTCGCCGTTCGAATCGACCCCAATCCGCTCGGAACGGATGAACTGGAAGCCCATGAACTCGTTGATGCTGCCGGTGACCAGAGCCTTGACGGTGGTGTAGTCGGCGCTGGTGGCCTTGGTCGAGTTGAGCAGCGAAGCCCGCTGGCGCGCGTTCCAGGCCACGTACCGGGTGTCGATCTCGTCAACTTCGCTGGCATCGAGAAGCCGCTGGGCCTCGATCAGCTTGGCGACGTTCATCCCAAGATCGGTAGACGAAACGCCCACATCACGAACGGTAACGGCAACGATCATGCCGGTATCGAAGACCGTGGAAGTGGAGCCGGTAGCGCCAGTGAACGCGGTGCCGTCAGCCGCCGCGATGATCACGTCATCAAGGCTGCGATTCATCGCCGCTGCGGCCTGCCTCGAATAGACCGAGGTGGGATCAATCAGCATCCGAACCTTGTCCTCGTCGTCGATCAGATCCGCCCAGTCGTAATCGGCAATGGAAAGCCGACGACGAGCGTGCGGGGTATCGACGCGGGGAGTGTCCCCGTGACGGGTGGCGCGAAGCTGGGCAGCCGTCGACCCGACCTGCTCATGGAAAGAATTCTTCCCGGTCACAGTCTCGACCTCAACGGCATTGCGCAGCCGCGAACCATGCTGCTGCGATAACATACGGACGGTTGCTGAATACTGCTCAACAAACGCCGTGGTGATTTCAACGCTCATGGCGTTTCCTTTCATCACGATTTGAGGGTTTGTCGATTACGGTATCCGGCAGGGCCGGGCGTTTTCTGCAATTAGCGCCTGCTAGGCGTTCACACCCCCCAGGCCAGAATGGGTATCCGGGGAGCGTGTGTCACATATAACACCACTTTCACGCAGTGTCAAAACGCTTCTGGTACAGTTTCGTACGTTCCCCGACACGGAGAGCATGTTCCGGGTTCATCTTGTCGGTCAGAGCCTTGAAGTGGGTGCGCTCGAAGTCGGCGATCTGGCCGGAAATCTCGCCCGGGGTGTGTTCGGTCATTACCCCGATCAGCGCCTTGTCACCGGCAGTCATCGACGCCAGCTTCGCCATGCCTTTGATCAGCGTGGCATTGTTGGCAAGCCCGGTCTGCGTCAGCATCTGCGCGAATTCCTCGCCGAACAGCGAATGCACCGCAGATTCCGCCTGCTGGAGCTTCTGCGGCATGGCCCGGCCCCACTCCTTTTCCAGAGCCGCTGTGCTTTCAGCAATCTCCGCATCACGCACGACCTGCGGGGACTGGAACTGCCCGGCAGAGGCCGCAACATACCAATCCCGCAGCGCCTCGGCCTGAGCCTGGGACACGCCCGCCTTGTGGGCAATCTCCCGGAACCCCTCATCCATCTCCGCCGCGTATTCGAAGCCCTCGGGCAGCCCTTCAGGCGCCTTGAACTTGTAGTCCTTCGCCGTGTCCGGCCTGCCGCCAGCCTTGTGCCAGTCCGCCCAGTCATCGCCCTCGCGCGGAATCGGTATCTTGTCCCGGCCAATCATCTGCGTGGCGTTCACCAGCGCCTTGGCCGCAGCCTCGACACTGGAGTATTTGCCAAGAGTGGGATTGGCCCTCAAATCATCCGGCAGGCCAGCGCGCCAGTCAGCCGGGGCCGGTATTGCGATTGTCGGCGCCGTCACTGTAACCGGTGCGGCGGGTGCGGTATCCGGTATGATGGGCGCAGGTGCGGTCTCCACCGTTACGGGCGCTGCTTCAGTCATAACTGTTCCTTCATGGCTTGGGCGATCTTGTCGAAATCACCCGGTGAAATGGAAAGACTCTGCACAATGTCGCAGGCTACCGCCCGCCGTCCCTCATTGAACGCGGCCTTCCCCGATTCAGGATCGAACGTCGTTCCGAAAAGCATGTTCTCCCGGAATAGCGCAGACAGTGCCCGCCGCCCTTCCGCGGTCTCGAAGATGAACAGCCAGTCCCGCGACTGCTGCGCCTTGGTGTAGCTCATTGCAGACCTATCTGTTGTGCCTCGGCGCCCAGCTTGGCAGCCGCCGCCGCATCCTTCGCCGCCGGAGCCAGCGCCGCAGCCTGCTGCAACTGATCCTGCTGGCGGCTTTCCTCGTCGTT